AGTAAAAGATCTGTATGGTGTAGATCTATCTGAAAACTGTATTATTAGAGACACTTTAGTATTGTCTAGACTTATAAATCCTACTAGAGAAGCGGGGCACAGTCTTAAATCTTGGGGTATGAAACTGGGACAAAAGAAATTAAACCATGAAGATTTTAGTCAGTACTCCAAAGAAATGCTACAGTATTGTACCAATGATGTAATGTTAAATACTAAGGTATATAAAATATTAAAGGCTGAAGCTAAGGGGTTCTCAGCACAGTCTGTAGATATAGAACAAAAAGTGTATGCTCTTTTAGATAAACAAAGAAACAAAGGGTTCCTACTAGATTGGAAGCATGTCCTATCCCTGAAGGCTGAACTAGAAGAAAACATTGAAATAATTAAAAAAGAAGTTCAGAAAGAGTTCAAGCCTAAAGAGGAGGTGTTTACACTTCGTATATGCTATAATGCGAATGGGGCTATTTCTAAGTTTGCAAAGTGCAGAGAGTTAGGTACTCGCGTTAGACTTAATGATGCTGAGTATGCAATCATCTGCAAAGACAAAAAAATAAAGAGAACTATTAGGCATCCTTTTAATTTAGGATCTCGTAAGCAGATCGGTGAGTATCTACAAGACTTTGGATGGAAACCTAAAAAGTTTACACCCACCGGACAACCAATAGTAGATGAGAAAGTATTAAGTAAAATAAAAAATATACCTCAAGCTGAGTTGATATCTAAATATTTAATGCTACAAAAACGTATTGCCGCTGTGAAGTCTTGGATAAAAGAAAGCGGTGATGACGATAGAGTCCACGGCTATGTCAATGCTAATGGTACAATTACTGGGAGGATGACACACAACAGTCCTAACATGGCACAAATACCTAGCCTCTCCTCACCTTACGGTAAAGAATGTAGAGAGTGTTGGATAGTGCCTCAAGGCTATAAGCTTGTCGGTATAGACGCTAGTGGCCTTGAACTGCGAATGCTTGCACACTATATGGAGGATGAAGAATATACAAATGAAATCATTAACGGCGACATCCACACAACTAATCAACGACTTGCGGGACTTGAATCAAGAAATCAGGCTAAAACTTTCATCTATGCCCTCTTGTACGGAGCAGGAGATCCAAAACTTGGTACAGTGGCTGGGGGAGGTAGAGAAGTTGGTGCAAGACTTAGAAAATCTTTCTTCGATAATCTACCATCATTCAAAGCTCTTAAAGATAGGGTTGGAAGAGCAGCTAAAAAAGGACACATAAAAGGTATCGACGGTAGAAAATTAATAGTACGATCTGAACACGCCGCACTGAACACCTTGTTACAAAGTGCTGGTGCAATAGTTATGAAGAAAGCTTTAATTATCTTTGAAGAAAAAATAAAAGATATTGATGCTCATGTTGTGGCTAACGTACACGACGAGTGGCAAGTTGAGACTGAACAAATGAGTGCTGACACTGTAGGCAATCTAGGTGTTGAAGCAATACGAGAAGCTGGTTTAGCTTTAAAATTAAAATGTCCTTTAGATGGAGAATACAATGTTGGGAATAACTGGGCAGAAACACACTAAGAATTGTATAGAATGCAATGTATGCTTAGATGATACTAACTGGTATCCCTCTTTTGTAGGTAAAAAACACTATAAGTGTAAAGAATGCTATGATGAACGCAGGATGTTAAATAGATACAAAAGAAAGTATGGCGACAGTAAAACAAGCTTAGCTAAATTTATAGCTCACACAAATAAAAAGAAGTTCGATACTGTCAAAGAAGGATCAATTTATATAATGTTTAATCCTTCTTTTCCCGGCTGGATCAAAGTTGGAATGGCTGTAGATGCTGAAGATAGGATAAAACAATTTCAGACATCTTCACCTTACAGAGATTATAAACTTGTAAAATCTTACAAGGTTACAGACAGGCGCACTGCTGAAGCTAAGGCCCATAAAGCTTTAACTATAGAAGGCCGTGGGCGTAAAGGTGAGTGGTTTTACATGGGGTCTAATGTAGCCGTTACAGAACTTGATAAACTATTCGATATTGGAGGGCAGCTTGAACTCTTCTAAAAACTTGGATACTTTGATTGAAGATATTTATTCGTCAATAACTATATTATCAGAGGGTAAAAACATTGAGTTATCAGATGACTTAATAGATGACTTTGGTGAAAAAATGAAAGCTGCTTTAGTTCACTGGGCTACACCCAGATCACAAACTAAAGGGTTACGTATGAGCAACGTAGGCAAACCTGCTAGACAGTTGTGGTACGATATGCGTAGCAAACAAACGCAAGCTAATCACTCAGCTTCTACTCAAATAAAATTTTTATATGGGCATATTTTAGAAGAGCTTCTTATTCTTTTGGTGCGTATGTCTGGGCACACAGTTACTGATGAACAAAAAGAAGTTATTGTTGAGGGCATTACAGGTCACATGGATTGCAAAATAGATGGGGAAGTTGTTGATATAAAAACTGCTTCTGGTTTTGCATTTAAAAAGTTTGCAGAAGGAACACTAGCAGAGCAGGATGACTTTGGTTACATGGCTCAGTTGGCTGGATATGAGGCACATGAAGGCACAGATGCGGGTGGTTTTCTTGTGATAAACAAAGAGAACGGGGAATTGTGTTTATTCCGTCCCGATGATATGGACAAGCCTACTATTAAAAGTAGAATAAAAAACATAAAGAAGGCAGTTAAGCTTGACACTCCCCCTGAAAAGTGTTATAATCCTATACCCGAAGGAGTAAAAGGCAACGAAAAACTTAGTAGGCAATGTGTCTTTTGCCCACATAAGTATGATTGCTGGGAAGACAGTAATGAAGGTAAAGGTTTGAGAGTATTTAAATATTCTAAAGGACTTTCATACTTTACCAAGGTTGTTTCTGCACCCAGAGTAGAGGAGATTCCACTTTGAATAGTAAAACAATGAAGCGTATTAGAGCTAAAAGTCTTGAAATACTTTGTAGTTGGCTGCATACCCTCGTGCCTGACGAAGAAAAAGTAAAAATAAATATAAAAAATGTCGATCAGTTTTTGGCACAGCAAGAATATATTTATAAAAATAAAACTTTGTACCTCAGTATTTACACAAAAAAATGGGTAGTCGTTGTCCTTAAAAAAATGATTAAGGATGGCTATACTATAGATGCTATCGACTACGATATTTTTAATAACAATTATAAGAAGTATATTTATGGCGCGAGTTAAATCTGGCGCACGTAAAAGAAGAGTGCCTCGCCCTCCAAAACTCCTTGTCCCTAACGGTAACAAATACGATTCTATTTGGGAAGCCGTCCTACACGAATCAATTTTAAAAGATTGGGAACATCACACAGATCTAGTGCCTTATATTATAGAGCATAAGTATGAGCCTGACTTTGTTAGAAAGATAGGTAGGAAAAAAATCCTTCTTGAATCTAAGGGTAGGTTCTGGGACTTCGCAGAATATAATAAGTATGTTTGGGTGAAAAAAATCTTACCTAAAAATACTGAATTAGTATTCCTGTTTGCTAATCCAGCAGCCCCTATGCCGGGAGCTAAACGCCGTAAAGACGGAACAAAGAGATCCCATGCTGAGTGGGCAGAAGTAAACGGCTTCAGATGGTTCAGTGAGGACACGATCCCTGATAGCTGGATAGACAAGAAAGCTAGAGAAACTGAAGAGTATAAAAAACGTAATGATAAACTAAAAGTGGAGATGCCGTGAATAAAAGTATTGATGACGCAACACCAGAAGAGTGGAATGCACTTAGAAAAAAACCCGCTACGCCCGTAGCTGATACGTGGAATAATATTTATAAAGATGACAATGAGCCTAATGATCATCCAGTGTTTGGTGAAAACATACCTGATAACAGAAATAAGTTTGATAATGTAAATAGACCAGAACATTACAACAACGGAGGTATGGAGTGTATAGACGCAATCAGAGGCATGTTGACTCATGATGAATACATTGGTTACTTACGAGGTAACGCACTTAAATATAACTGGCGCTGCCGCTATAAAGGCAAGCCCATAGAAGACTTACGTAAGGCGCGTTGGTATGAAGAGCGTCTTATATCGTACATGCTGGAGCATCCTAGTGAGTACCTACGATAGAAAAGCAGAACGCTCTGCTAGGTTTCATAAAAG